GTAATGGTCAATACTATTATAGACCCAGTGGAAATTCCAGTGGAAACCCTATAACTAGTGAATTGAACTCTGTGGTACACATATTGCTGTGGTGGCTTGCCTACTACAGGAAGTATGGTGAACTCGACACCTTTAGGAAAGAAACGTCTTTGGGTATTTACGGTGACGATTTGCTTGGTGGTTACTCGACCTTCGGGCCGTTGGAATTTATTGAGCAAATACAAGACCAAACTGTGAAGTATCCACTCGATGAAATTAAGATTCAGGACAAACTTGAGGGTTTAACCTTTTTGGGTAACACGTTTAAGAGATTTGGTAGGATGATGGTGTGGAAACCAGCGAAACCAGAGAAAATGTTTGCTAGCTTAAAGTACTCAGAGAAAGAAAAAGACAATACACCTGAAAGATTTTTAGAGATGGTCTTTAGTAATTTGAATGAGTATATGTGGGATGATGAGCATTATTCCACTCTAGTGCAATTGCACAGGTTCGCAGAATCAAGAGTTTCCCGTTCACACGACCTTTATGGGATGGAACTAGACTTGAAGAGAAGATTACATTTGAGCTTTGGTATATAGTGAACCACTATGGCTCGAACAGCAGAACAAAAACGACTACGTGCAGAACGACGAAAGCTGAGAAAACAGCAAATTAAGAAGGCAGTTCAAAATCAGCCTCAGAAAGCAAGGCAGGCAAAGAAAGCCGTCAAAAGAAGGAGGACCCGCAAACCTAGGGTCCCAAGAACACTCATGCCCCGACCGGCGGCAAACATCCCTGTGGGGTGCAACTATGAGGTCCCGTCACAATATGAGTGGCTAGGAATGGCAGCAAACCCAAACGGAGAGAAGAGGTTTGAGGCCGCCCAGATACCGGATGGATCACAGGAAAGTAGTGTAGGGAAATATGCATGGTTCATAAACAAGATTTATATACCTAAAGAGCTGAAAAGCACTGATGATGAAACTTGGAACGTTATTATTTGCCAAACCCCATTCTATGAGCGACCACTATTAGTGGTCGGGATGGAAGGTACACCTATTACCAAAACAGATGAAACAAATATCATGCGACATTTTTTGAATCTGACCAAGCCGGATACCTGGGTAAAACAAGAGCTAGAAAGTGAGGCTTTATGCTTCATAAAATACTACAAGGATGAAGATTTTAATATGGAAAAGTTAAGAGCAAGAGCTACCAATATACGGAAAACCTATGAAGGGTTAACAACAGAATTGGACGCCGCAAAACTTACAGAAAGAGGAATGGTGTACGGTGCAAACATTGTGCCAAACATCGCGAGGAAAAACATGTCTTCTGTTGGAACAATACAAGAAGCTGAACCCGCCAGTATGGCCATGAAAGCGCAGAGGGAGCAATCCTGGAAGCAACATCTTAGGTTGAAGACGAGGAAAGGCTATAAATTAACCGACGAGGATATGCAATTCCAACTTTTTAGCGAGGAGGACACTTGGGATATCGATGATAACCAAGTTACGCCTAGTAGAGAAGTTTATGCGGCACCTGGAGTACCGGCAGGGGAGGAGATACGAGCAACATGGGTAGTCGGAAAATTCGACACTCGTTTTGACGATGATCAAGAACCAAAGGTGGCAGGGGAAAGCCCCTCACCACAGGATTTGACTTATAACGGTGACGTGATAGGTCAGATGAAAACCTGGGGACCATTCGATGGGCCATACCCCCCGGAGCATACTCCCGTACTTACAACAGACGAAAATGATGTTGAAAAGTACATATACACCTTCAAGATACAAGGCGATGGGAAAATGTATACTATAGTTAACAGCGAAGGTGAGTATATCAGAACGAATGCCCTCACAGGGTTTGCTGAGACAGGATTAGGAAGAGTAGGAGGGCAGGATCAATTTCCCGCAACCTCACCAGACACGGGCGCAGGCCCAGGTTATGGTGAGTTTGTGAATTTGGATACCCCCATAGTGTTGAACCATGATGTTTTCATAGACAACACTCAATTTGTCTTTCGGGACCCTCCCGATGAGACAGGGGCGATATTTCAGCGAAATTGGAGGGTGGCAGGCGCAGAAAAATCTGATGCGTTAATGGATGTCAACACTTTTTGTCCCTACTACTGTGTCGGAGGTGTCTCAAAAGACACTGAAGATGTCCCGGGTATCGTTAGTTGTTGGCAGTTGGGTTCAGAAGGGAGCTTCTACGTACAGAATCTTGGCATTGAGGACTACTATCTAATAGTTGTCACAGACGAGGCAGATTGCAAGTTGCTAATCTCTACTGCAATAAACAGTGGTACATTTGAGGTGCCATACCAAGCAGAA